GCAATCGCATCTGCGTCCCAACCTACTGCTAGGTAAGTCGCTAGGGCTGTTGCCAGAAATGTCTTGGCCCAGCTCTCGCACATCTTTTTTAGGTCGCTCATTGTTATCTCCTTCTAGGTTAAAGAAACTGCCATCTTTATCTCCCAAGGTTGTAAAGCTAATATGAAAGTGCGATCTATGAGGGTTAGCGCCTTTATAGGCCCTGCGCTTCCATCCCAATATGGGACTCATAATCTTTTCATCGTAGATTATGTATTTAATTCGCTTATCGCCCTTCTTGGCGCATTTACGAAGCTTCTCAACTATTGCATAAGCTTCTTCTTTGTGAGCGCTTAAATCTGCATCAATGTCTAAAGCTCTAACGATTCCTCTTGCGTCTGGTATATGGTCAGAATTGCCTTTTGCAATATGCCGAGCATCAGCCAACCAGCCATCAGACTTACGATCCCTATCAGGATAATCGTCATCAATCTGATTCCTTAGTTGAATTCCTGCTGCGCATAATTTAGGCATTATCTTCAGGGATTGTGCTAAAGGCCTAGCGCAGCTTTGAGATCAGGCAGACTAAGGCCAACGCTAGAAAGTTTTTGCTCTATTGTTGGCTCAGGTGCAACTGTTGTGCCGTTGTGGGCTGCAACTACGCTTGCTACCTTGGCTTCATCTGCTGGCTTAACATCTAGCCAAAAATCACCATTGCCATCTATTAAAGGTGCTTGCTCTAGTTTGTCTAAGACAACACCGATGATTGCCAATTCATCTAATAACTGTGAGCCGTTTAGATTTGCAGGTTTATTAAACTTAATCATTTATGCTCCTAAATAAACTGCTGTAAAATGTCCAAAACCGGAATCGGTTGGATACCAAACTTGATTGCCACCGCTAGTTTGCAACACTTGCAACTCAACATAATCTGTAGCAACTAGACTAACTACTATTTGAGATTGCACATACATAGCATTATTAGTTGGTATTCCGTGATTATTGACAAGCCTTGTGCCACCTGTGCCATTTTTGAATATCCTTAAAATACGAGTTCCAGTTGCACTTACGGCATCAACATAACACAAGCCCGTTATTAAATATTTACCCCCTAGCCCTGCTGGGATAGTTATTCGGCTATTGTTTGTTGAGTTATCGTGAAAACCATCGGTATCAAAATACTCATTATCAAAAGTTAAAATTGTAGCGGTGTTATCGGCAATAGTTTGACCGCTTCCGCGATACAAAGAGCAACCTTTCATTGATGCACCAGCAGGCGCAGCCCACTTAAGTCCAGTAGTTTCCGCAGAATCCGCAGTTAAAACTGTTCCGTTGGCGCCAACACCGAGACGCGCATCAACTGTTGAAAATGTAAAAACATCTCCCTTAGTTGTTAAAGGTGTTTGATCTGATGGACTTGCCCAGCTTGGAACTCCAGCTGCGACTGTTAAAACTTGCCCTGCTGAACCAATAGCTAATCTAGTATTTGTGTTGCTGGTCGCTGAGCGATAAGCAATGTCTCCAAGCGTTGTTTCAGGATTTAGCGCCTTGGTGGTTGTATCGATTGAGCTGCCAAGGGTTCTTATGGCAGCTGCGCCATCCTTGACTAAATCTGTATCGTCTGGAGTCTCCCAGTTGTAATTCGTTGTATTGGCCATTAACTAATAACTCCTATCGCGTCTTGCCATTCTAGCGTATTGAGAACACTATTCCAGCTTTCCGCTGCATTGACTTGAGCCCATTGTTGGGCAAAGGCCGAGAACTCTGTTGGGGTAGCTAAGAAGGTAACTGAAAGGCCTGAAACGGAAGCGTTGAAGGTCCAGCCCTCGATAAAGCCAGTAAATTCGCCACCTAGAATATTAAGGGGAAGGTTGGTAATTCTGACTGGCTGACCCATAAAAATATTAAGCAAGGCATCTCGGTCGGCGTTATCAATCTCTGGGGATTGCAACGCAAATGTAATCGATTGGAAGGTGTTTCTAGGCCAAGCGCGAAGCTGAATTAGGCGATCTGCTACATCCTCGACATCCGCTGCATTTTTCAAATAGCTATTGAATTGCTCGGCAAATAACCCGTATTCGGCTTGAGAGTCTAAATCTTCAGCCGTATAGGAGCTATTAAAATTGTTGCCATAGTCCATAACTATTTTATTGCTTAAATCGCCTTGACGCTGGATTATGCCAATGCCAGAAGCTATGGCGTGAGAAGCGTCTAAGTCTGTGTAGCCGTTGGCTATTAAATAATCTTGGCGATGGCTGGCATCCGCGTAATTAATATTGCCATTAGCATCTTCATACATATAACCAAGGGCCGAGCTAGCAATTTGATTGATAATTGGGTAAATGACGCTATCGTTAATTTGACGGCTAGCCATTGTGTATTCGCCAGCGTCAATCTCGCCAAGTCCAATATCGCCAGCATTAGACCAAATCTCAGTAGCAGGTTCATAGGTTGCCCAAGTTTCAGCTGCTGGCAATTCATTCCAACTGGAAAGCAATAATTCATCTAGCAAGTCGGTAATCTGAGCGCCGTCTAAACCTTGAGCTAAATTGCCGTCAAATATTGCTCTTTGAGTTTTGGCTAATGCGCCAATTGCGGTAATTCTTAAACTTGTAATAACTGCACTTGATCCTGCGCTGCGAACAATTTGCCTTAAGTCTGAAACGCGACCGCCAAAAATAGCCACATATGCGCCAGTTGTATCTTTGACTTCAATGGTTACTGCTGTATTAACGCCAAAATCATAATTAGTTCCATCGGTGTTTATAACTTCTAGTGAGCAATATCCTGCTGGAGTAGGTGAGTTTATATCCTGACGGCCAGAGGTAATAGTTAGGTTGCTTAAAGTTACTGAAGTTAATTCATCGCCATTTACTAAAATCTTCCAATCGGGAGTCCAAAGGGTCATAGGATTTGGGCTGAGGTTCTCAAATCGCCAGCCCCAGTAGTTCCGCGATTAGTAGAATTGTTTAGTGCCAAGATAACTGCTCTGGTAAAGCCTTCTTCATCTATTGCGCTGGGAGCATTGACATTAATAGTTACACCAGCGTTATTTGCTGCAACTGTTCCAGCAACATTAAAGCCAGAAGGTATTGCATTTCCACTAGGAACTAGCGTTGATGGAGTGCTAACTGCTGATCCTGATGGAACGCTTGGGGTAGTCGATGGCTTAGGAGCTGGGGGAAGGCTAGGACTTGGAGCAGTTGCAATCTTTGGAAGTGATGAACTGCTTGGAGTGCTAGGAGCTGAGAATGAAGGCTTAGAGATAGTAGCGACATTAGGTAGAAGTGGGACGGCATTGTAAGCCCGAATAAGAACATTTATTGCATCAATGGCAAAATTGACCGCGCTCTTTATTCCATTAACTACAAAGCCAATTACATCAAGAACGCCACCAGCAACCTTGCCAATGAAGCTAAGCGCAGCACCAAGATTGTTAATCAATACGGGAACTACAAAGTCTTTAATAAAGTTATAGAGAATAGTCAGAGAATCCTTATTTCTGGCAATTGCATCAGTAACTGGCTTCAATGCTGCATCTTTAAACTCAATGAACTTAGGGATAACTGTGTTGATAAAGTAATCTAAAAGTCTTTGAAGGGTAGGCAATAAAGCAGCTCCCACTGATTCTTTGGCTTCATCAAAGCCGACTTTAAGTCTAGCTATCTGGCCTTCAAAAGTATTTGCTTGAACTGTAGCTGCACCGCCAAAGGTGTTGGCTAATTCCTTTACTGTTCCCTCTAGTCCAAGGGTTTTGATTTCTGCTGAGGATAAACCAATACCAAGCCGACCCAAAGCGCTCGTATTGCCCTCATAGGCCTTTCCAAGGGCATTTGATACGGCTTCTACATCTTTGCCAGTAGCGGCAGAAATATCTAGAGCTAGGCTCAATAAATCCTGAGACTGAGTAACTGATCCTGTAGCAACTGCCAAGCGCTGAAGCGCTGGACGCAGTTTATCGTCTGCAACTCCAGTAGCTAATGAAGTCTTTAATATCTGTTCTTCAACTGCTGCAATCTGCTTCTCGGTTGCACCAGTTACATTCTGTAAGGCATTGGCTAAGCGCTTCTGGGCTGCCTCATCTTCAATTGCTGCCTTAACGCCATCAACGGCTAACTTAACTGCATAGGCCGCTGCTGCTGCAGCTGCTGCTGCAAAGGCGGCTGCTGCAACCTTGCCAAATTTCTCTAACTTACCACCAAAGCCTTCAACCTCTTTAGAGCCAGTATCAAGATTTTTCTTGAGATCAGCGACATCAGCAAGAATCGAGAGTTTAAGTGTTCTACTGCCAGCCATTACTTATCCCACTCTTTCAATATCTTGGAAAATGCTTCTTGCCATTTCTTAATCAATTCAGGCTGAATCTTACGAAGGGTTGGGTAGATAAAGTAGCCAGCGTTTCCCTT